ATGACTTCCATGACTGGGCAGAAGAACAACCTACATGGATTAAGAACGCACTGTATGACAACGAGGATGATGCCACTGGTGTTATCCGTGTCATTGACCTTTACAAGACAGACAAGGGTTTGACCCCTGCTGCTAAAAAGGTACAGGCCAAGGATGCTGCAGCCGATGTGAAGACCAAGGGTTCGCCCAAGATCGACGCTACAGGTGAAGGCAAGAAGTTCCGTGAGTCCGAAGTAAGCCGAATGTCTGACGCAGAGTTCGAGAAGAACTATGATAAGATCATGGAAGCACAGAAAACAGGTAACTTTATTTACGATATTACTAAAAAGTAATTGACAAATAGGAGTTACTTGGTATAACTAAGGGTATTGTAACGGTAGCCCCAGCAATGGACACCTACCGTTACTCCTCCCCTTAACACGACTGGGGAACTTTCCCCATACAAATAGCTACAAGCAATAAAGACAACCTGTGAAGCTAACCCTCGTAAGAGTCACTTAGTGTATCAGCCCTTTGTTCAGTGTACTGCTATTGTCCTTAAAACTCTAGCCATATATACTCAACAAGGAGAAACACAATGGCGTTTGCATCAGAAGCTGGTCACGGAAATCTACCTAATGGTAATTTCTCCAGCGTAATCTACTCTAAGAAAGTACAGCTTGCTTTCCGTAAGGCAACAGTTGTTGGTGACATCACTAACTCTGATTACTTCGGTGAGATTTCTGCTCAAGGCGATACAGTCCGTATCATCAAAGAGCCTGAGATTTCTGTAAGCGAGTACAAGCGTGGCACACAGGTCACTGCACAAGACCTCGACGACGAGGACTTCTCGCTGGTTATTGACAAGTCGAACTACTTCGCTTTCAAGACTGACGACATCGAAACAGCCCACAGCCATGTAAACTTCATGGACTTGGCTACTAACCGTGCTGCTTATCGTTTGGCCGACAACCATGACCAGGAAGTTCTTGCTTACCTGTCCGGTTATAAGCCTTCCGCTAACCACTCTGTTGGTGACGCAGTTAACACTACCGTCAATGGTACTGTTGCTGTATCTACTGCTGGCACAGACGAACTGTTGACTTCCATGAAGTTGATCAAAGGTTCGTTTGGTAACATCACGACTGGTTCTGCTGGTGATCACTCGATCCCTGTAGCTGCTCGTCTCCCTGGTGCTACCGCACTTCCAACTACTTATGCTTCCCCTGTTATGTTGATTAACCGCATGGGTCGTTTGCTGGATCAACAGAACGTTGATAAAGCTGGTCGTTGGTTGGTCATTGATCCTATCATGATGGAAGTCCTGATGGACGAAGACTCACGTTTCTTGAACGCTGACTTCGGTGACTCTGGTGCCCTGCGTAACGGTCTGGTCCTGAACAACTGGAACGGCTTCCGTGTCTATGTTTCTAACAACCTCCCCGCTGTTGGTGGTGGTGCTGGTACTACTGGCACAGCTAACCAGAACACAGACTACGGTGTGATTGTTGGCGGTCATGACTCTGCTGTCGCTACTGCTGAGCAGATCAACAAGACTGAGAAGTACCGTGACCCTGATTCCTTTGCGGATATTGTTCGTGGTATGCACCTCTACGGTCGTAAGATTCTTCGTCCAGAAGCTCTTGTAACCGCTAAGTACAACCTGGCATAAAGGAACATAAACTATGGCACTTTCACAATCCCTTAAATTCCAGCCAACTATTGTCGAGAAGATCGTTACCTTGGGTACGACTACTGGCACAGTAGTAGGTCCAGCAGTACCCGCAGGGTCTGTCGTACTGTCGGCTGGTATTGAGTTCATCACTGCCCCTGGTAGTGCTGGTACTTCATCCACAGTTGCTATCGGTGACGGTACAACTGCTAACCTGGCTGCTACTGACATGCAAGCACAGGCTGCTGGCACCATCCTTGGTGGTGTAGTTCCTAGCTTCATCTCTGCCGCTGACACTATTGACGCTATCCAAGTTGTCACTGGTGCTGGTCTTGTTGCTGCTACTGCCCGTGTATGGGCTGTCGTATGTAACGTCAATGACTGCACAAAAGCTGCTGCTGAAGTAGACCGCGACACTCTCGCTTAACTAACCTAAGGGGACCGCTCTTGTAACCACAGGAGTGGTCCCTTTTCCATTTGACACCCTGAAGAACTTAAGGTATACTATTAGCATGGTAACATATAATAAAAGACCTGGGTTTACTAGGGAGATATCAACCACCGGTCAGCTAGTCCCGTATACAGACTTGCTACCCTTAGGTTTAATCGAAGATGCGTACTCTGTGGAAAAGTTCGGGCGCAACTTGGATATAGATAGCGGTACGGTACCAGAGGATATTTGGAACGGTGGTGGTGTTTATACAGGCTTCCAAGTGGGAGCCGAAGTTGTCTCTGAGGTTCTTAGTAGCAGTGCAAGTGACACAGGTACAGTTTACATACGTGGGCTACGTACACCAACATCAACAGAGTATGAAACAGCAAGCTACACGTTGTCCGGTACAACACCTGTCCCAGTAGGTTCCTGGTGGAGGGCTAACACTGGGTGGTATGACAGCGGTGATGACACAACGTTCAACATCGGTACAATCACGGTTAGAGAGACAGCAACACCAGCTAATATCTTTATTGCTATGCCTATCGGTCAAAGCCAAACCACTATTGGTTGTTGGACCGTTCCATTTGGGTCTGTTGCTCTCCTGGAGCAGTTGTCTGTAGAGGTGAGCCGAGCAAGTGCTTCGGCAACGGTTCAGGGTGCGTTGTGGACAAGACTGTACAATCAAAGCCCGAGGTACCAGTTTCAGTTTGTCAGAGGTAACGCTGTTGCGTCGTCACCTTTTGCCCCGAAAACACCAATTCTCTATCCTGCTCAAACAGATATCTCTGTGCAGATAACCAGTTCGTCTGCAAACAACATCGAAGTTTTCACAAGGTTTGGCCTTGTAGTATACAAGGGTTATTAAATGGCGTATGACTATCTTGGACTAGTTAACGATGTATGTGGTCGGGTCAATGAGACTCCCCTTACGTCTGCTAACTTTGCGAATGCTGTGGGGTTCTACTCTTCAGCAAAGGAAGCTGTTAACTCCGCTATCCGTGACCTTAACCAACAGGCATTCCAGTGGCCGTTCAATCATACAGACTATGACGAAACACTGGTAGCTGGTACCTCCCGCTACGCCTACCAGGCTGACACTAAGTATGTCGATATGGACACCTTACGTATCCAGCGGGATGCTGCACTAGGTAACACTACTGTCTCACTCAAGGAGATGGACTACGATCAGTATGTCCAGAACCATATTGATGATGAGTACGATACAACTAACACAAGCATCCGAGAGGTACCACGTTATGTTATCCGAGCGCCAAACCAAGAGTACATCGTATACCCAGTCCCTGACAAAGCCTACACCCTCAGCTATGAGTACTACGCTTTACCTACTGATCTGTCTGCTTCCACTGATGTACCTTCTGCCCCGATAGCCTTCCGTCACATTATTGTAGATGGAGCTATGTACTATGCGTATCACTTCCGTGGTGACACCGAGACTGCTGATCGTCTCCAAGCTAAGTTCATCGATGGTATCGAGAAGATGCGTACTATCTACATCAACAATGACTACGAGTATGTCCGTGACACACGGGTAAAGCAACGTAGTTCCTACGGGTCTAATACACTGAGGCTAACCTAATGCCTACACGTTGGGAAACATTCCCTGTTGAACTCTCTGGCGGTCTTGTCTCTAACCTGTCTCGACTACAGCAGGGACTAAAGCAACCTGGGTCAGCACGAATACTAGAGAACTTCGAGCCATCCATTAGGGGTGGCTATCGGCGTATTAACGGCTTCTCCAAGTTCGATGACGATGTTGTACCCCCTTATGGTTCTCCTGTTGCTCAGGGTAGTGGACAAACTGGTACGTCCTTCGTTGTAGCTGGACTATACGAGACACCTGTAATCAACGATACGTTCACTATCTCAGGTGTTACCGGAACGTACACTGTCTCAGGTGTGTCTTACTCATCTACGAACAAAGAAGCTACACTAACGATTACACCTACCCTAGCTTCAAGCCCAGCGGATAAAGCTGCGGTATCCTTTGTATCTGGTCAGTCACGTATCGAGGGTGTGTACTACTGTCCTAAAGGACTAAAGTCTTTTGTACTCCGTGGTGGTGCTCTCTGGTACAGTGAGACTTCTGGTTGGTCCCTGGTTAGTACTCCTGACTATGGAACCGTACTGGTTAATGGTGGGGCACAGACAGGTACATCCCTTATCGTAGATGGTGTTGGATCAGACACCTATGTACCCCAGGCTGGTGACACGTTCTCTATAGACGGAGTCGAGAAGGTATACACTGTGACCGCTAACGCAACTGTAGCCTCCGGTGCTTCTACATTAACTATTAACCCTGCCTTAGATTCATCTCCTGCTGACAATGCTGCTATCACCTTTTTAGCTATGTCGTTGACCGGAGGGACTAAGGCTCGGTTCCACCTATTTAACTTTGACGGTACGTTTAAGAACGTCATGGTAGACAACGCAAACAACCCTGTAGTATTCACAGCAACAACCTGTGTGTCTCTACAAGGTTCACCTGATGTTACTGGTGCTTCGTTTGTAGAGGAGTTCAAGGACCATTTGTTCTTCGCTAAGGATGACCTTATCGTCCATACAGCTCCGTTTGACGAGACCGACTTCACGCCTGCCAATGGTGCTGGAAGTTATAGACTCCCTGATAACTGCACAGGGTTGATCACCTTTCGTGAACAACTTATAAACTTCTCACAGACTGACATTAGAAAACTACAAGGCACTAGCTCTGCTGACTTCACCCTAACTTCCATTACAAACGATATTGGGTGTGTAGAGGGAGACACAGTTAGAGAAGTTGGTGGCGATATCCTTTACCTAGCTCCCGATGGTGTTAGGTTCCTTGGTGCTACTGAACGTATCGGTGACTTCAACTTATCTCTCGCATCACGTCAAATACAGGATGAGTTCAAGAGCTTTATTAGTTCTGGTTCTAGCTACAACACTGTCACAGTTCGTGGTAAAAACCAATACCGTATATTCAAGTACACACAAGGTGAGATAAATAA